AAGCCAGATCCAATGAAATCGCAATCACATTCCTGTGCCGCACCTTTTTCACCTAATAATTTTGTTTGATCATCTCGCCAGTTTTGATCTCGTTCTGGATGTACATTCCAATTCAGTTTAATTGTATGGAATCCATTATCTCCAGATTCAGCACCCATCCATGTTTGATGAAACCAGTTACCCATACCATTTGGAGTAGACAATACAATAGCTCCACCACCCGTAGATAATGTTGCTTGTGATGCTATCCAAATTTCTTCAATGTTTCTAATAAAAGCAGCCTCATCTACTATTAATAATGATAGTGCTTCAGAACGTGCACCTGTTGATGCACTAGAGATTGCTTTTATTTGTGACCCATTTTTGAATTTTAATGACAACTTATTGTTAGATGTAATCTCAGTTTTAAGCCAACTAGGTAGCATCTCGTTCATTACCTGAACTTTATTAACTAGATTTTTTGCAACTTCTTGTGTTGTCGCAATTACTAGTACATTATAATCTTCGTTGAATAACATTGACCATAATGCAAATCCTGCCGTTAATGTTGATATACCTAACTGTCTAGATTTTAAAATAATATTATATCTATTATCACGTAATTCGGTTAATGAATCTTCCTGAAATGGATATAAATTAAATTTAATTTTTCCGCGTTTTGGATGTTGAATATAACAATACTGCCTCATAAAGAAAACAGGATCAGCAGCACATTTTAAGTACTGCTGTTGAATAACTTGTTTTAAATTTGTCTGCGGACCGGCCATATTATTTAATTCCTAATATAAATTTAATTAAAACGGCTGATGATGTCGCACCAATACCAAACCAAACTGATTTTTTATTATACCATTTATAATATTCCGTTCGCTCGTTTGCATATATTCGATTCGAATCGTTAAGCGCTTTAATTTGTATATTTTTTTGAGCTATAGTTAAAGAATCTAATTTAGAATAAGCATCATGATCACGCATAATAGATTTTTGTTCATCAATTATTAATTTATTTATCGAATCTAAATACCATAATGAATCAATTGTATATGATATATCAAATATTTGTTTTTTAGTAAAACACGAATCTGATATTTGTTTTTGTGAAAATGTATTTAATGATACTATTAATAGTATGACGCTTATAATATATTTCATTTTTAGTCTCTTTTTGTTTTGTTAATAATATTTTGTTTAGCTTCTGCCAATGTTCTATCAATATTTGGAACATCAGTTTTTGCAGTTTCTAAATCTTTAACTTTACGTTTTTTTCTATTATTACGTTTTTTAATTACTTGCTTCTGTTCTTCAATTTGTTCAATTTTAACTTCAGCTTTTTCAACAACAGCTTCATTTTCCTTTATTTTATCATCTACGATATTTTTTGGTTCTGTCGCTTTTGCATTATCTAATATATTATTTTTATGAGTATATAATACACTTACACCAAAAATTGCTATAATAGCACCGGTGAATAATTTCCAATATTTTTTAATTAACTTCATTTTGTTCCTCGTTTATTTGTTTACCATCTAGATTTGCTAAAAACTTTTCTTTAAATTTAACAAATTCTGTTTCTATTTTTTCTTCAAATTCTTCTTTAGTCATCTTTGCTTTCCAAGTTTCAACGTCGCCATTTGTAGATGATACAAATTCCATTGCTGATGTGTATGCGACTTTCATTAATTTTACATCTTGTTCTGCTGAGTCTAACCATGCTAATGCATTTGCCCGAATTTTTGATTTTTCATATTCTTCGTATTTACCGGCTGTTCGTAATTCGTGTTCAAATTCAATAACACAATCAAAACACATATTATGTACTTTTCGCATCTTTTCATCGATACGATTTGGTGTTAAACATGTACATGTTTCTTTACGACAGTTTTTAAATATACGGAGCTCATCTCGTATATCTTGGAATACTTCTGAATTTTTTGTTTTTTTAACTCGAAAACCATCGCGTTGCTCGATGATATATATAACTCCTGATGCTGAGTCTACTTCTTCCCAAATTTCGCCAACTTCATGTTTAGCATTTTTTTTAGCAGTAGACTCGGCATCAGAAAACCCGGTGGATTTTTTTGTCTGAAATTTGTGTGTGCCTTCCAACATTTCGGAAATGGCTTTGATATTCTGTAACTTATTTTTTTTCATTTAATCTTGTTTTTGACGTATTAATTCATTTCGTTGTTTTATTAACTCAGTAAATAAAAATTTATAAAAGCTTGATCTAAGACCATCTTCTTTCATTGATTCTACTACATCTCTAGTTACATGCGTTAACGAACCAACTAATTCAATTGGATTTTTTTCTGAAGCTATTAATGTACCACTATATGAAGATTCGGGAGTAGCCTTTTCTGTAGGTGCTGGGGTAGCTTCTGGTGCTGGAGTAGTAGCATCCGCAGCAGGTGCTTCTGGTGCAGCCGTAGCGTCTGGTGTTGGCGATGCCATTCCAGCTAATGGGTCAGATGTCGCACTTGGATCTGCTGCGGCGGTTGGATCAGTTGCTGGTGCTTCTTCTGGAGCTGGAGCTGCGGTAGGATCTTCTGGAGCTGGTTCAGTAGGTTGTTCATTTAATTGTTGACGAATTTTTCTTGAGAAATATTCTCTAACTAATCGTTCCTTACCTTCACGTGTTAAATTTTCAATTTTATCTTTAATTTGATCTTTACTTAATTTCTCATCAGCATCTTGTCGTTTTTTCAAAACTTTCGACGCATGTTTTGGATCATACTCGCCTTCTTCAACATCTTTATATAAACGATCATCGGCTTTATATTTTACATATAAATCACCTGTATCTACAACTTCTTTATCAGTTTTGCGTAATACATTTGTTTGTTTATCACCAGTTGTATAAGGATTTAATTTTTCATCTTTATCATCTAAAGTATAATCCTTTATATCTTTACGATATGTTGGTTTTGTGTTTTCTGGTTTTTTGTATTTAGATTTATGTTTTTCAGCCATTACCTTTTACCTTATTTTTATAATAAATATTAGCGAGAGTATTTTAATACCCCCAGGATTTGATTTACTGGAGCAAATGCACCCGTTAATTTATATGTATGCCCGTGATATACGAATACTATGCCTTCTGATGGTACAATGGCTTCAAATCCTCCTAGCCGTTGTATACGAGCTAATTCCACCTTTAATTTGTCTAGTGTCTTAATATCATTGGTTGTTTGTAATTCTTTAATTAATTGTGCCAATTCCGTTTTTATTTCTTGTGATGCTTTACTAGGATTGACTGCTAAGAAGTTAGATGCGTTAGTTAATACCACAGCACCTAATCTCAAAAATATAGATTCTATAGGCTCCATATTTTGTTTATAGTATTTTTTAGAATCAGTTTTATCAAATTCATTTACCCAAGCTAAAAATGCTGGATCAGTAACCATTTTCTTTAACACAGTTAATGATGTGCTTTTATCAGCAAATGCCCAACGGTATACTAATACATTTAATAGTTCATCGGTTAATTGATAATTCATTTCTTGAGCTTTTGTTTTTATTACATCAGCCCACCATGCCTTATGATATTCGGTAATTAAATCTGTATCTTGTAATTGAAATTTATTTTTTAATTGATCTACTTCATTAAGGAATGCTTTTTTTTGATCTTCGAAATCAATTACTTTACCTAATTTAATTTCTTGAGGAGGAATTATTTTAAATCCAGCATTATATATCGGATTACCTGATTGATCTTTTTTCTGTAAATCTAGATTAGCTTCATTAACTATTCGCTGAATTAATGCACCGCCTGTAGCATCAGTTAATACAATATTACCAGTTTCGTCATATTCAACTAAATTATGGAATTGTAATACTGCTACTTCATATGCTATAACGTTTTTAGTTGCTGGATAAATAATTTCCATGTTAGCAAATACTCGGCCGTTTTTAAATACTTCGTTTAATTTATCTTGTGGCACTCTACTAAATGCTTCAGTTAAATCTTCACCAGCATTGCCAAATGCTTCTGATATAGGTCCTCGGTTATCAAATTTAGCTTGTAACTCAGCAGTTGTCATTGGATTAATAACAGTACCTTTATTACGAGCAAAACCAATTTGACCATTTTTCCAAGTTACTTGAATATTCTGACCATCTGTTTTTTCAGTTACAGGAATTCCTTCGATATCTAGCTTACCTGCTAATGATCTAGTAATAATTTCTTTTAAATCGCCAAAAGTTAAACTATGATTATCCCATGGATGGCTCATATGTCCGCCAGCACCGCCTTCGGTGAGTAATGATCCTTTTTGGTTAACTGTTTCGTTTTTTGATATTTTATAAATTCGGTCCAAAGGGTCATTAGATTGCCAATTGTTGTGCTGTGCTTTAATTGTTCGCGGAATGAGTTTAATTTTTCCAGGACCAGCTAATCTTAACATGAATGGCATATGAATCGGAACATCAAATTTATAATCAGACTCTACACCAGTTGGGGTATCTTTTATTTGAGCTCGAATTTCTTCGCCATATCTATCTGCTAAATCTTTAAATAATTTTTTAATATCTGATACTCGTATTGTTCCTTCATTTCTAGGATCATTTATTCGATCTATAAAATGTGTAGTTTTACCTTGAAAATCAACGTCTATACCATACTCATTGAAATATGCATCAATGATTGGCTTGATTGCTGCTAACTCTTTTCTGTCTATATAATTTTCATTTAATACAGATTCTACTATTTTTGCACCAAATACTGTTTTTGCAAATTTATCAAAATCATATACAAATGATTTATCATTATTATCTAAAAATGTTCTTAATTTTTTTATTTTAGAATCATGCTTTTCTTTGTTATGAGTACCCATCGCGCCTTCCATAACAGACTTCCACCATTCTACACTATATTTAGATTCTGATAATCCAGTTAATAATTTCCAAATTTGTTTAACTGTTGCTTCATCGGTATTTGGATATCCAGTTTTAAATGATTCTAAATCATGATTTACAATTGCAGTGCGCAATGTAGTTGCAGATATAGGTTGTCCTGAA